AGGCGGAGGCGGTGGGGCGGGAGAGTCTGGCTTTGCCCCTTGTGCTTTTGGCGCTGGCGGTGGTGGAGGTGTAGGACTTCTTGGGCAAGGATCTAATGGTTCTGGAATTACAGGAGTGTATGGTCGAGGCGGCACGGGAGGTTCTTGCGGTGGTTCCGGTTCTAATCGTTCTGGGAGAAGTGGGGGAGCAGGCGGGGGCTATGGTGGTGGCGGTGGCGGCGGTGCAGCCTCTACTGGGGGCGCTAAAGGCCCTGCGGCTGTTCGTATTATCTGGCCCGGCAACACCCGACAGTTCCCCTCAACAAATACCGGAGACTTGTAATGCCTAATTTTTCTGGAATTTGGACAGTCACCCAGCAGATGCAAGCAAAGGGTGCAAGTACATGGCCGACACCTCCCGGTGCGCCTACGATTGGTACGGCTACTGCTGGTACATTGGCTTGCGCTTCAGTAACATTTACTGCACCTGCTTGCACTGGTTATCCTGCTGGGGTGACTGGGTATCGCGCTATCTCAACTCCCGGCTGTTTAACTGTTACGGGCGCATCTTCCCCACTTTCTTTTTCAGGGCTGACTGTAGGCACCTCTTACACATTTAGAGTTCAAGCAACTAATGCTTCAGGATACGGCGCATTAAGCGCCGCTTCAAATAGTGTCACGGCAACTGTTATTACTTGCGCTACTTATACAACCGCTGGCACATACTCATGGGTAGCCCCTTCTGGTGTTACTTCAGTCGCAGTGGTTGCGGTTGGTGGCGGCGGTAACGCATCAAGCGGCTCTTGCGCTCAATATGCTGGCGGCGGTGGCGGTGGCGGTGCGCTTGCATATGCTAATGGTATATCTGTAACACCCGGCAGTAGTTATACGGTTCGTGTTGGCCCTGCCAACTGCAATAGTTACTTTAATACAGAAGTAAATGCTGGAGAAGGTTCAAATGCTTCCGGAATCAATGGTGGCAATGGCGGTGTTGTTACTGCGGGTACTGGATATTCCGGCGGTAAAGGCGGTGGTGGTGGTACTCCTTCAACCCGAAGCGGTGGTGGCGGTGGCGGGGGCGCTGGCGGATACGCTGGTGTTGGCGGTCTTGGCGGAAAAGGTTTGACCGCTGGTGCGGCTGGTTCTGGTGGTGCTGGCGGTGGCGGTGGATCGCAATACACATGCGCATATTCAAGTGGTAACTTTACTTGGCCGGGTGGTGGTGGCGGTGGTGGTGTCGGGTTGTTTGGGCAAGGCTCTAGCGGCGCGGCTACTTCGGCGGGTTCACTTCAAGGTGGTAATGGCGGCTCTGGCGGCAGTAATGGTGCTGCGGGTAGTTATGCTTCTGGTTCATGGCCCGGTGGTATTGGTGGAACCTACGGCGGCGGTGGCGGCGGCGGTGGCTTTAACTACTGCGCCCCATACTGGGGTGGTGGTTCCAGTGGCCCGGGAAGACCCGGCGCTGTTCGTATTGTCTGGTGTAAGTGCGGTGCTCGTGGCACTCCATCATTCCCATCGACTAACGTAGGTGCATAAATGAGTCTCAAATACCCCGGTGGTGTTATCACCAAGAACCCAACAGAGCCTACGGCTACAGTAGCCAAAGGCGTTTGGACGCTTCAACAGGCAACTAACTACAACAAGCAAGGCATCTGGCCTCGTAGTCCCGGTGCGCCTACGATTGGTACGGCTAGTGTGTCGGTGTTAACTGCGTCTGTTCCTTTCACTGCGCCTACTGATACAGGCAGTGCGGCAATTACAGGCTACATTGCCACATCAAACCCCGGTAGTATCACAGGCACAAGTGCATCGTCACCAATTAGCGTGACAGGTTTGTCTGCAAACACATCGTACACATTCCAAGTACAAGCCATTAACGGCGCAGGTACAGGCGGTCAAAGCGCAGCGTCAAATAGCGTAACAACGGCTAACATCCCCGGCGCACCTACGATTGGCACAGCGACTATCTCAGCTACAACAGCTTCTGTGCCATTTACTGCTCCGGCAAGTGATGGCGGTTCTACAATTACGACATACACAGCAACATCTTCGCCCGGCGGTATTACAGGTACATTAAGTCAAGCTGGTTCAGGTACGGTTACTGTAAGCGGTTTGACTGGCGGCACTTCGTATACGTTTACTGTTACTGCGACTAATGCTATTGGTACAGGCCCAGCAAGCGCGGCATCTAATAGCGTAACCGCAGTAGTACAAGGTCAGCAAGCATATACAACGGTAGGCACGTATTCATGGGTTGTTCCTACGGGCGTTACTTCAGTAGCAGTTGTAACTGTCGGTGCTGGTGGCTATGGTTATTATGAAGTTGGCCAGACTTCAAGTTTTGGTTGTTTTGTTCAAGCCACGGGTGGACGCCCCACTCTTTCGGGCGGTGGTGTAGGCGGACAAGGTACTACTATTGGCGGCTGTGTTGGCGGCGGCGATGGCGGTAATTCTGGCACTAGCGCAAACAACGTTAACGGTGGTGGCGGTGCCGGTGGTTATTCTGGCAATGGTGGACGCGGCGGTAACTACAACGGAGCGTGCGTATCTGGATCACCCGGTTTAACAGGTTCGGGCGGTGGCGGTGGCGGTGGCGGCGGCGGGTTCTATAACGGCTGTTCTGGTACCGGCGGTGGCGGTGCGGGCGGTGTTGGTCTTCTTGGTCAAGGCTCAAATGGCTCTGGTGGCGGCGGTAATGGAGGTGCTGGTGGCGGCGGCTCTGGCGGCTGTAACGGCGAAACTTGCGGTAATGTGCTTGGCGGACGCTACGGCGGAGGCTCAAACGGCGCGGGTGGCGGTGGTTTACGATATAGAAACAACATCTCTGTAACTCCGGGGAATAGTGTTTCTGTTACGGTTGGAAGAGCGGGCAATGGCTGCACTTGTTATGGCGGACGTGGCGCTGTGCGTATCATCTGGCCCGGCACGACCCGTTCTTTTCCATCAACAAACACTGGAAATCTTTAATCTGGAGATAACATGAACCTTTATATTGAAACTGAAAACGGCGTAACTAAGAATCACCCTGCTTTTGAAGATAACCTTCTTCAAGCCTTTGGTGAAATTCCTGCGCACTGGGAACCTTTTATTCGCGTTGAACGCCCCGCGCTTGGTGTATACGAAGTTTTGTCTTCACAAGAACCAACCTACGAAAAAGTAGATGGCACATGGGCAGATGTGTGGCATAAGCGAGACATGACTGCGGAAGAAAAAGCAGCCAAACAACAGGCTATCCGAGATGCGTTTAATTTCCGTGAACAAGCTGAAAACTGGTCTGCTTGGACTTTGGATGAAGCCACCTGCACAATGGTACCCCCAATCCCACGTCCTGCCCCGGTCGAGGGTCTAGATATTCGTTGGTGTGGCGCGGATAACAACTGGAAAGAAGTCCCTGCCCGTCCGGTTGATGACAATCAATATAAATTTGATTTCCTTGCTTGGCAGTGGGTTCAGGTTGTAAACTGATAGCCCCAATACAAGGAGCTAGCAATGAGCAAAACCGCCACCAAGAAGTCAAAAGTTAAAGTATGCAAAGCCGCTGAGTCAGTGGCTGAAGTTGTTAAGAACACGCAGCTTCAAGTTGCATATCATTTCCCATGCCCAATCTATTTGATTGAGCGTCCTGATTTCTTGGAAGCGGTTAACACCGTCTCTGAAGAAGCTCTTGAGACTGCCAAGAAAACACAGCAGCTCAATGAGATTTACCCCGTGCACATGACCAACAATTACTTTGCTGACCCACGTTTGGCTGGGTTTTCTGAGTTTGTTGGCGCTACTGCTTGGAACATTCTCAATGAGCAGGGCTTTGCCATGCAAGACAAAGTGGTGTCGTTTACAGAAATGTGGACACAAGAGCATCACAAACACTCGGCGATGGATGCGCACGTTCATGGCTTTGGTTCACAGATCGTTGGCTTTTACTTCCTTGAGACGCCAGAAGATTGCTCTCGTGTAGTGTTCCATGACCCCCGTGCAGCCAAGGTTCAGATTGACCTGCCAGAGCAAGACATGAACATGGCAACGCCTGCAAGCAAGATGATTAACTTCACGCCCAAACCCGGCTTGATGATTTTTGCTAACTCATGGTTGATGCACTCGTTTACACGCCATGCGGCGGAGTTGCCAATTAAGTTTGTGCATTTCAACTTGACCGTGCAGATGGCGCAACCCGCAGCTTGCCCAATGCCAGCCGCCGAGATCATATGAACAAGTACCAGATCAGGTTCAACAAAAGCCGTGGTCAAGAAGGTCGCGGTTCAATGGATCACGTTTGGCGCGTATTTGAAAACGGCAGAGAGCTTCTGTTTAAGAACCTCGACATCACGGTGCCCGTCAAAAGCGAGAAAGACGCTAACGGGCAAGACTACAACATCATTTGCCAAGGCTACCTGACAATTGATCGAGACACATCGACAGCAGTCATAACCGCCAAGGTGAAAGTACCAGAGCCAGCATAATGCGGGATTGGGCTGAAGCAATTATTGCAGCGGCCCTTATAGTCGCCTTCGTTATTTGGGGAACATACACCATCATTTGGATGGGAGGAATAGTATGAATTGGTCAGACGCACTCAAAGCGGTAATACCCATTGTTGTCATATCTTTGGCTTGGTTGCTGGGGCAAGTCAACTCTTTCTCCGAGCGCCTTACAAAGATCGAGGGGCAGATGCCTGCCTTGATTACCAAAGAGGGTGTGCCGACTGACAGCCCAATCAGTGCCGAGCGCCGTGCCATGCAGAAAGAACAGTTGATGACCCACATCAACGACCTGCAAGTCAAGGTGCGCTTGCTTGAAGAGCGCGAAAAGCTGGGGAAAAAATAATGTTTGAACTCGTATCTGGTGGTTTATTCGGTGGCGTGATTGGCGGCTTGTTTCGCCTTGCACCTGAAGTCTTAAAGTACTTTGACAAGAAGAGCGAGCGCGAGCATGAGCTTGCCATGTTCAGCCGCCAGTGTGAATTAGAACAACTGCGTGGTCAGCAACGCCTTGCTGAGATTGGCGCTAACCGTGAAGCGGCTTTGGATGTTGGGGTCATGGATGCCTTCAGTGCTGCTATCAATCAGCAAGCTGAAATGGTCAAAGCTGCGGGTGGTTGGGCGGCTAGCCTCTCTGCTTCTGTGCGTCCTGTCGTGACCTATTGGATCATGGCTTTGTGGTCGTTCATCCACATGTGGTTTGCTTGGCAGGCTCACAAAGCTGGTGCATCCCCTGAAGTTGTGTTCAAGACCATGATGACTGTGGACTTCTGCGCTTTGGTGTCAGGCACAATCAACTACTGGTTCCTCGACCGTACATTGAAACAGCGTGGCCTATGAACTTGGAGCTTGCCGCAGAACTGTGCCGCCGGTTTGAAGGGTATCGGGCCAAGCCCTACCTTTGCCCGGCTGGTGTGGCGACGATTGGTTACGGCTCTACCTACTACGCTGATGGCCGCAAGGTCACGTTAGAAGACCCCCCAATGGACGAGCCGACGGCTAGGGCACTGTTGATGGCTGAACTCCTGCATACCTATGCACCGGGTGCTATTCGTCAGTGTCCAAACCTGCTGGTGATTGCATCGCAGGGCGACCCAAGGAAGCTAAACGCCATCGTAGATTTCTGCTACAACCTTGGCATCGGGCGCTTGCAAACAAGCACGTTAAAGAGGAAAATCAACGCCAACGACTGGGAAGGAGCCAAGGAACAATTGATGCTCTGGACTAGAGGTGGCGGCAAGGTTTTGCCGGGCCTACTTAAACGCCGCACTGCCGAGTGCGCATTGCTGGACTAAAAATGCCATTACAGAAAATACTGTTCAAGCCCGGCGTGAATAAAGAGAACACGCGATACACCACTGAGGGTGGCTGGTATGAGTGCGACAAAATTCGTTTCCGTCAAGGCAACCCTGAAGTCATCGGCGGCTGGCAGCGCATTTCTGCGTTTACCTACGACGGCGTGTGCCGTTCTTTGTGGAACTGGGTAACGCTTGGTGGTTTGAATCTTGTCGGCGTTGGAACTAATACTAAGTTCTACATTCAGAATGGCGGTGCGTACTACGACATCACACCTATTCGCACAACTGTAACGCTGGGCACAGATCCATTCACAGCCAACGGCACAACTACAGTTACTGTAGCAGCAACAGCACACGGGGCAACTACAGGTTCGTACGTTACGTTCAGTGGCGCTACAGGCACGTACGCTACTACGCTTAACGCTGAATACCAAATCACGGTAGTTAACTCTAACTCATACACAATTACAACGCCGACTGCGTTGTCTGCTGGCACTTATGGTGGCTCGGCGGTTGTTGCGGCATACCAAGTAAATGCTGGCCCTGCTTTTGCTGTGCCGTTGACTGGCTGGGGCGCAGGTGCTTGGGGTGCGGGCGTATGGGGTACAGGTGGTACTTCCACAGTTGGCTTACAGTTGTGGAACCAGATTAACTACGGCGAAGATTTAGTATATGGCCCCCGTGGTGGTGGACTTTACTACTGGGATGCGACTACCGGTGTTAATACTCGTGGCGTGTTGCTTAACTCTCTTGGCGGCACAGTCACATTTACCAACGCTTCGCCTACAGTTGTTACTTCTACAATCCAGTACACAGAAGGCGCGGCGCTTCAGTTCTCCGGTGGCTCGTTACCGACAGGTATTACTGCGGGAACTACGTACTACGTGTTCCAAGTCAACGGTCTGACGTTTAACTTACTTGACGGTTCTGGTGCTGAGGTTGGCACATCTTCGTCTGGCTCTGGCGCTGTGTCCAAGATTGTGGATGTGCCAACTGTACAGAACACCTTTACGGTGTCAGACTCCTCCCGCTTTATTCTTGTATTTGGTTGCAACGATTACGGCTCCGCCACAATTGACCCAATGTTAATTCGCTGGTCGGCGCAGGATGACCCCTACAACTGGACGCCTGACGCTACGAACCAAGCGGGCTTTACGCGTCTCTCACACGGCTCAGAGATCGTTACTTCTGTGCAGACTCGTCAAGAGATTGTGGTGTTTACAGATTCAAGCGTGTATTCGCTCCAGTACCTTGGCCCTCCGTACGTGTGGGCCCCGCAGTTGCTTGGTGACAATATCTCAATCGAAGGCCCCAACGCCGCCGTGATTGCTTCTGGTATTGTGTACTGGATGGGGGTTGACAAGTTTTATTCATACGATGGTCGTGTGCAAACGCTGAACTGCGACTTGCGTCGCTACATTTTCCAAGACTTTAACCAATCGCAAGCCGCGCAGGTGTTTGCTGGTACAAACGAAGGCTTCAATGAAGTCTGGTGGTTCTACTGCTCAGCTAATAGCAACACGGTTGACCGCTACGTTGTCTATAACTACGTGGAAAAGATTTGGTACTACGGCACGATGGCACGAACAGCATGGCTAGATTCTGGCCTGCGCGACTATCCGTTGGCAGCTACTTACAGCCATAACTTGGTTAACCACGAGCAGGGTCTCAACGACAACGAGACTGCCACTACTACGGCTATTAACGCATACATTTCCTCGTCTGAGTTTGACATTGGTGATGGCCACAACTTTGGTTTTGTCTGGCGCGTACTACCTGACTTAACTTTTGAAGATTCTGTTAATTCTCCAACAGGAGCTGCGCCGTCTGTGACCATGACGCTGTATGGGTTAGCAAACTCTGGCTCTGGGGTAACAAGCTCGGCCAACCAGCCCGTGGCTAAGAGCAGTACATACGTCATTACCGAACAGTTTACAGGGCAGATTTACACCCGGATGCGCGGTCGCCAGATGATCTTCAAGATTGACTCCAACCAGATTAACACTGCTTGGCAGCTTGGCGCACCACGTATTGATATTCGTCCTGACGGCAGACGTTGATGGCGACAAACAAAAGGATTATTAACCCTGCCCCACCCAGCTTACCGCTGGGCACGGATCAGTACGAGCGTAGGTATCAGGATCAGTACTCCAACGTTTTGCGTTTGTACTTTAACCAACTGCGTAACTCTTTAAGTGAACTGTTTGGTATCAACGGCGGTAAATATCTTGAGTTTCCGAACGGGGCGTTCTATCAAGACGGGTATACAACGCTGACCGCCAACATGACGAATAACGGCACAACGCCAATTCAGGTCACATCTACGGATGGGTTTATTTCTTCTGGCGGTTTGATTATCGGTAGTGAACTGATTAAATACACCGGTAAGACCGCCACTACTTTTACCGGCATTACACGCGGTGCATACGGCTCTACCAACGTGGCGCATACAGCTGGCGATTCTGTGTCTGAAGCCCAGACACTTGCGTCGTCTTCAACTTCTTTACCCTTGACTCTGCTGCAAACCACGGTGAGCAACGGCGTCTCCATCGACCCTGCCGATAAGACAAAGATTGTTCACGGCACTGCTGGCATATATAACATCCAGTTCAGTATCCAGATGCTGACGTTTGACAACACAATTGACAACGTAACTATTTGGTTCAGACTGAACGGCGTAGATATTCCGTACAGCGCTGGTATTGCAACAATCCCTGCTATTCACGGCGGCAACCCCGGCACAGCTATTATTTCTTGGAACCTTGTGCAGCCGATGAATGCGGGCGACTACATACAACTGCTATTTGCCTCGAACACAGGCAATACAGTAGCGGCCACATACCCACCCGGAACAAGCCCTGTACACCCAGCGTCACCCTCAATTATCGTGACGTCAACATTTGTGTCCGCGCTACCAACATGATATTATCAAACAACCCCATTTTGAGAGGCAGATATGAGCCTGCATAAGTTTGCCGACATGGTTGCCAAGCAAGGCCGTGGCGAAGACTCCTTACTGATTCACATGACGCCGGACGAAGTCCAGCGCTTACAGCAATTCGCCGAAGCAAACGGTCGTTCATTGACCATCAATCCAGAGACAGGTTTGCCCGAAGCTGGCATGCTGTCGGATTTGTTCAAAGCTGTTGCCCCTATCACACTTGGCGCTTTCTTAGGCCCCGGTGCGTTTGGTATTGCGGGTCTTGGTTTGAGCGCTGGTACGGCAGGTTTGGTTACAGGCGGCTTGACTACTTTGGCTACGGGCAGTTTGTCTCGCGGCCTCATGGCCGGGCTGGGTGCTTATGGTGGCGCAGGTTTGGCTGAAGGTTTGGCAGGCGCTGGTGCAGGTGTCTTAGGTCAGCAGGCTTCCGAAGCAACAGCCATGGAGTTGGCAAACGCAGGGGCGGGCGAAGCATTGACTGGCGAGACGTACAACAAAGCCTTTCAACAGAGCGTTGCAGACAAGATGGCAGGGGCGGACACATTCTCCGCAGGACTGGGCGCTGCCAAAGCTGCGCCTATGGACTTTCTCAAACAAAACTTGGGCAGTATCTCCGCAGCCGCAGCCCCCATCATGGCAGGCGCAATGGTTCCAACAACGACCAAGATGCCTACGGACACAAGCCCTGCGTACATCCGTCAAAAGCTGTACGACCCCTACACTCAAACTTACAAATCACTGGCACCAGTAAAGGCTAGCGAGTGGGGCAGCCGCAGTTTCTCAGACGCATACACAAACCCACAGACAGGTATTGCAGCGGCGTTAGATCAACGCCAACCCACGCCTATGGCTGATGGGGGTATTGTGGCTTTGGCAGATGGGGGCCTTTCGGCGGGTATGCAGTATGCCGCTACACACGGCGTTGACGTAGGCGCAAACATTGGTAAGTGGATTCAAGACAATCCTTTTGCAACCAAAGATCAGATTAACGCAGCCATTACAGGCGCAGGCTTGACCCAAGCCGACGTTAACCCATTCCTTACTGCAAATACAAACATATCAGATGCGCAACGTTACGCTCTGTCGCACACGGACGAAATCAATGGTTTGGCAGGATTAAACGCCAACATCATGGGGGCCCTTAAAGCTAACCCGACTATGACGCAAGCGCAGATTGATGCCGAACAAGCTAAGTACGGCGTTAGCAATGCAGACATCCAAGCGCCGCTAAGCCACGGTTTCCAAGTAGCTGAAACCGATCTTTCTAAAGCAGCCAACTATTTGAATACCAACGCCGACGTACAGGCGTGGTTAAATTCTGCTGAAGGTAAAGATTACGTTAAACAGCATCCAGAGTTTGATGCTTCTGATATTGCCTATACGCACTTCAAACGTTATGGTGAGGCAGAAGGACGCAAGTGGGAAGATGCGGCTAAAAAACCGCCTATTGTTTGCGGTCCGGGCTTCCGACTTAACGCGGCGGGTACTGCGTGTGAGCCTATACCTGTTGTAAATCCGCCACCAGACCCGTTTGTTAACGTAACGCCTACTGGTTTTTACGGCAACGATACTGGCAACATACTTACCAGAACCCCCGGCGACATTACAAGCAACACAGACGGCACAGTAACTGTTACGCCTAATATCCCCGGTCGTCCAGATGGTGGGTTCCCCGGTATGGCGGCTGTT